TAGCTGATGGTGGTGATGCCGTTGGAGACGGCCATCCAAAAGCGCACGCAGGTGTCCCGGCGGGTTACTTCCCAAAGGCCGGGCTGAATGCGGCGGGAGATGTTGAGACCTTTCATGGTTCGGCGATGATTGCCCAGCCTGAGCGGGGCCCTTCGACAAGCCAGCGGGGGCCCCAGTTCTTCCTGGAGTAGGCGAGGCCGGCACCACGGCTGGAGGTGTAGGTGCCTTGGGCCACGAGCATTTCGCCCCAGGGATCGTTGACGATGGCTGCGCTGGGCGTCAGGCCAATCACCGTGAGCCAGTGGCCACCACCGGATGGTGCGGTGGAAAGCCCGTGATGCAGGAAGCCGCAGGGGATCGGCACACCCCGGCTGATTTGACGTTCCAGGTCCGCCCAGTCGCCGTTTTGCACAAACCGTGCCGTAATGCCATAACTGGCAAGGGCTTTTAGCTGGGCGTTGGCATCAGTGCTGTCGCCGTACTGCTGCACCCGCTTCAGGTACTGATCGTCAGCATTGGGGCCGGTGATGCTTCCAGGCCGCAGGTAGGCGGTGAGCATTGCGCAGCTGGAGCTGAAACACATCCTTTGGGCTTGGCCACTGACCGCGCTATCGCGCTGGCTGTAGTAGGGCACCTTCAATGGGTTGGCATTGGGCGCCTTAGCTGGTGCTGGCGCCTGCCCGCCACAGAACAGGGCCACCTCAGCTGCTCGGCGTCGTTCCAGTCCAGGCAGCACCGCCTCACCCGCATGGCACCACTTCGGCAGCTCCTCGCGGACCACCTTGAAGGGATCTTCCCCCGCCAGTAGGCGTTTGCGCAGGGTGCTCTCCTCCACCGCCCCCAGGCCGACGTTGAAGGCAAAGCTTGTGATGGAGGCAATTTGCTCAGGCCGCCAGCGCTTGGCCAGCGGAAGCAACGTCAACACCCCTGGCCCAAACAAGTGTTCAACGTCGTTTGCCAGAAGCTCATCCGCCAGCTCCTGTGAGATCTGATCGCCTTCACGGACAGGGGAATCAATCAAACGTGTGGAGCCCCACCCAATGGTCCAAATCCCTGCAGGGCATCTGTAGGCATCCAAGCGGCAGCCTTCAAACTCACGGATCAAGCGCAGGGCTGGGGCGGTCCATGCAGGCGGTGCAGGGGCTGCAGGGCTACCTGAAGCACGCCATAGATCAGTGAAGCCTTCGGCCTGCTTGGCCGTCAGCTGCTCGTCCAACCAACTGAAAGCAGCAAGCTGCTGGGGCGTCAGCTGACCCAGCCGCACGGCGTGCTCAACAGCTGCACGAACCTTGGCGGTGGTAGTCATCGCTGAGTCTCCAGCTTTACCAGCCGCTGCTCGATTGCATTAAGCCTGGGGTAAAGCTCTTGGCGGTCTTCCTTGATTTCTTGGCGAAGCATCGACACCTCGCCGGCGATGTGCTCAACCGCTGCTGTAAGACGAATAACGACAGCCGACACCTCGCTGTCTTTGCGCATGAAGTTACCCACGCTGCTGGCCGCAACAGCAACACCAGCACCGATAAGGGCGGCCAAGACCTCCACCATGGTCAGCGCTTTGCAAGAGGACCGATGATCCCAGCCAGGATCTCTATGGCCCGGTATGCCTTAACCGCAAGGCGGCTGTAAGTGTCGAGGGCCTCGTTGTCGCGTGGGGTTGGCGTCATGTTGACTATGACAAGGCTCAGGCCATGAATGGCGACTGCGAGTGCCACATAGTCGGCTAGGGACATGACAATGGGGCCGGTGACTACAGGCTAGGAGCAACTTTTGGTGCTACTTGGGCTGAAGCGAGGTCGCTGTTCTTGACTCTTTGGCAAGTCCGCACGAGATTGCCGGGTTGGCGCTGGACGGCGCCGGTGCCGGTTTTGCTGCGGACTGCCATGGGTTACAAGGGTGAAAGTGTAGGTGCTGGTGCAGTGTTGACGCTGCTGCGGTCTACCCGGACACTATGTGTCCAGCTACAAAGCGCGCAGAAATGTTGCCGCTTGCCATCCAAGGCTGCGTAGACCAGCTCGAGGCTCGCGAGCCGGAATTAGTCCCGGTATTCCACGAGCCGCCCAAAACAACTGCTACAAGGGAATCCGCGGATCCTTGCTGTTCAACATTACCTCGGCTGCGTGTCGCAAGTGTTCGCCAATCAAACGTCTGGCTACTGACATCTCTAAACAAGAGATCAGCGCCCCATACCCATTGGGACCCCGTGGCTTGTGCTAGACCCCATTTGGACGCCCGTTCCCACGCGGTATTGGCGGGAGCTGTTCCCTTGCTTGCTCCCTCTGGGGCGCCAAATGCCGCAGCCTGAAATTCAGACATAGAGGGCAACCGTTTGCCAAAACTGGTCGCCACTTCGCAAAAGTCGTACCAACAGGCTTTATACAGGGTGCCTGTGCCTGAGACATCGGCGTAAGACGTAGTGCCATCACCGCCATAGAAGGCTGGGATGCGTGGCGGACTAGCTAAGGTGGCAATTGCCCAGCCCAATCTGCTACCAGGAAGACTGCTAAAGGTAGTGCCGGCGTAACTCTGGTTGCTGCACAAGTAAATGTCGATCCAAAACCGACCGTCGATGCAGGACATGCCACGCGGGTCAGGGCATTCAGGCCGCCAAGTCAAATCCCAGATGCTGTATTCGAGGATTTCTGCCGTTGTGGTTGGGCTGCCGCTATTAACCGCCGTCGGCCGCCCGCTGGGGATGTAATGGAAACCGCCGACAATTGAGCCACCCGTCGCTCCAGCTGGCGCCGTCGTAAAGCTGGCATCGCCAACCAAGGCCCCCGTGCCAGGGTTTTGCCAGATTGCGTAGTCGGTGTTGTTGGTAAAACTGCCCGGCATCGTTACCGCTGTGGCAGTGCTGTACAGCTGTCCGTTGAGGACGGCACCAGCCACAATACTGATCGTGGTGGCCGCGGTTTTAAAGAACAGCGAGCCGCGGTGCATTGCAGGGCGGCGGTTGTAAAGGATATTGGCGGCAAGAGCGGTTCCTGGAAACGATTGCCCACCAGCAAATGTGATAGCCCCAGTCATCGCGCCACCCGCAGTTGGTAGCGCCCCAGGGAAGGACTGCCCACCCGCAAAGGTGATGGCTCCGGTCATCGTGCCACCCGCTTTGGGTAGTGCCGCGTCGGCAACAAGTTTCACCGATTGGGCAAAATCCTGTACAGCCTTAGCGGCAGCACTGGTTGCCGCCGTGACACTACTGGCTGAACTGGTTGAGTCACTGAGTTGAACGATCCCGGCCTCTGCTGTGGTTGCAGCTGACAGTGCTTTGGTGAGATTGGCGCCGGTGATCTTTTTTGTGGTGTTTACGCTGACATCGACAACGGCAAGTACGTCGGAGCTTTCCGGGACTGTCAGCTCGCTCAGGTCTGTGATCTTGACGTTTGCCATTGCTGGGGGTGCGGTCGATCAGTGCAGGGCTTGACTAAGGCTAAGTCGCAACCTTTAGGTCTTGATACACGCCAGCAGGGCGATGTTGCGAGGCCGGGTCTCTGCGCCGCCGGTTGCGTTGGTGGTGAAGCTGTGGGCGTGGTCGCCGACGCCGTTGATGCCGATATTTTGATAAGTGCCACGGCCACCCCCACCTGGCGTTTCGTTGCCACCCGCGTCGCCGCGAACGATGTAACTAAAGTTGGTGCTATGGCTGTGAGCGCCGGCTCCGGCCGTTGAGCCTGTGTGTGAGTGGCTGGTGAGGGCCTCGGCTTGAGCGGAGCCCATTGCGCGTCCACTATCTACACCGCGACCGCCGTCCCAACCGCGAACAAATTCACCGCGCAGGTCAGGCAAGTTGAACGTGGTGCTCCCGTCACCGACGCCGTAGACCGTACCGATGGCACTAAACAACGTGGCGTAGGCAGTGCGGCTGACCGCTGCACCGTTGGCGGCTAGGTAGCCGGTGGGGGCTGTCGTGCGTGCGCTGTAAATCACCGTGCCGGCGGGCGTCAGATCCTGGGCAGCCGGAATTGCCGCGATCTGTGCGTCGATATACCCCTTGCTGGCCGCCATGTTGGTGGTCGTAGGCACACCGGGCAGCGTCAGGTTGCCGGTCAGCGTTCCGCCGCTAAGGGGGAGGTAGGTGCTGGCTGCTGTGGCGATCTGCAGGTAGCGGGCGTCGCCGGCGGTCTGCGTGATGCCCTGTGGATCGACGCGCACCCAGTTGCTGCCGTCCCACATCTTCAGTTCGTCGGGCGTCTGGCTGGTGTCTTGCCAGAGCTGGCCTAGTTGAGGCGATGACGGCCCAGTCGTTGCGGGGCTGGTGATGATCGAGCTGCCGGGCAGAAAGCTGATGATCGTCCAGGTGGCGCCGTTCCAGGTCTTGAGCACCGGCGGGTTGGTGCTGGTGTCCATCCACAGCTGACCGTTGGTCGGTGCGGACGGTTGCGTGGGCCCTGTGGAGTTGCCCTGCAACCCCAAGGCGATGCTGAGGATGGCTGCGGTTACCTTGCGGGTTTCGCTACCGCTGATTGAGCTGAACGGGAACACATCGGCTGCGTTGACCGCTGTGCCAACCGGTAGTTGTGAGATGCGTAATCCAGCCATCAGTAGCCCACCACGGTCAGGTCAATTAGGCCAGCCACGGCTGACCCGCTGCTGTTCACACATTTTACGGTTACCGAGCTAACTGACTTGGATAGCACAACAGCGTTGATTGCGGCTGTGCCGCTGTCCTGCAATGTGACCTGCACCGACTTAACCGAGCGGAACGGTTTAGTGAGCGGAATGGCAGTGCCTGCGCCACTGGAACTGATGGTCACATCCTCTACGTTTTCGATTACGTCGGGGTAGTCGAGCTGGAAGCTTAGAGCGGTCAGTGTGCCAGGGGTGGTGCCATCAACACTTCGGAAGAGTGTTTGGACTAAGTACGTGTCTTCAATTAGTTTCTCGTAGGGGGCGTAGGGGTGGAGGATGCCGCTGGACTCGCCGCTGAGTGCGCCAGAGGCGTAAGTACGTTGCTCGGCGAAGAAGGGGTCTCCGTTCTCCTGCCAGATGTCATCGTCGTTTTCTTGGTAGATAGATGTGTCGGCACCTGTCAATGCGCCAACACTGTGCTGGAAGGTGGCTTGCGCGGTCGTGCTAATTAGCAGGCTGCTCTCATAGAAGTTGTTGTCGAAGTTCCAGGTGTAGTAGCTGTCGAGCGCAGGGTTGATTTGCTCTAGCCGAGTGGCCCCTGTATCTGCAGCAAACGAGTCAAGGCTTTGTGTAACTAGCTGATCCCCGCTTTGGGTGATAAGTAGGTATAGGCCGGCGAGGCGAGCGTTAACGTAGGTGCCAGGCCAGTTGGAGTTATCGATAGCTTCCTCGTAGACCGCGTTGCTGACGGGAGGGGC